AGCCTCTGGGCGCAATATTTTTCTGCCGTACATATGCATACCTCTAACAATATCAGCAAAGCTATCAGGATCTCTGTAGGTTTCTGTTTTATTGATTGAGTCTGCTGTTGCAACTGCTGATGAATGACCACCAACGATCACACCAAAGTGTGTGCTTCCTGTTGATGTTGCACCAGTTGCACCGTTACCAACTGCAGGTAGATTGTTTGACATGTAAACTTTAAATCCATGAACGTTGTTCAAGATTAATCCGTTTTGTAAGCCAGATCCACCGAAGTCAGAATTGAGAAGACGTGAGTCTTCGTCTTGAAGAAGCTCTGCAAACACTGGGTCTACTACAAGCCATCTACCAGTTGTGTCAACGTTTTGTTGGTCAAGTTTTCTTGACATACGAGCGATGGTTGACAATGGTGATGCTTTAGCAGTAGTTGTGTTTAAGCTATCTCCGCTTGCACGAGGAACAGCAACGATTGAGTTACCGCTTGTACCACTATTAAAGTCAGCAGCGTCTACTTGCATAGATGCTAATAACTCGTTAGTAGCAGCAGTAGATACAGCAACTGAACCATTTACGGTTGTGTTAACTGCATTTGCTGTGCCATGCAATGCTGATTGTTTGTAACCTGACAAGTAACCAAGAACGTCTTGGTCAAATTGGTCAGCCAAACGGTAAGCAGCACGATCACTTGCAAGGTCTTGAAAGTTGACGTGTGAATGTGCTTCCTCAATGTCATCAACTTTAAATGCAAAGTAATTTGCTTTGTCAATGGTCAATGAAAAATCTTCGTCATCAAGATCTTGAGGTGTAATAGTTGTACCTCGTGCGTACTCTTTCACGGTGATTTCTGGTTCTTTGATAATTTTAACCGAATCCCCCATGTTAGCGATTTCTCCGAAATAGTCGGAGTTCGTTACAGCTCCTACAACAGATGCTTTGCGAAACGCAAGTTGCACCTGTTTGCTGTATATGACTGGTGAGAAGTTACCGTTAGGTAAGTTACCATACCCAGCCGCAGTTGAAAATGCCATTTTAATTCTCCTTTGGATTTTCTACAGATGCAAACGAAACAAGTATTCATGTAGTGGCTAAATCTTATAGGGTGCATTTTAGTAAAAGTTGGCCGACTTCTACATCAATGGGCCAAAAGACTTTAGGTAGTCTATATTATTATTGCTGTTTGCTATTATTAAGTTGCGTAGGTAATCTTTACAGAGGCTACGCAACTACATTGTACATATAGTTATACACAATTGTATAAATATGTCAATACCTTTTTAACGAGCATTGCCAGATATATCATATACAAACTTACCTGATCGTATAGCTTCCATAATTTTATCTGCATTTTTCTCGTATTGCTGTGCAGACATCTTTTGCACAACTGATTCTTTTATAACTCCAGCCTCTTCACTAGCAGGCTCACTTCTGCTATTTGTTTTAGATACTGCTTTAGCTGCATCCTTACCCGAAGAAGGCTTTTTAGTTTTAATACCTTTGTCTGCTTTATACAAGTCTATAGCTCTTGATGCTGCTTTTGCATCACTGTCATTTTCATATAAAGCATCTTGAATCCATTTAGGTTGTTCTTCAGCCCATTCATGGAACTCATCACTGTCTCTTATGTCAGCAAAGTCAGGATGTGCAGTCATTAACTCTACTTCTGCTCTATCTCTGTTTGCCTTTTCTCGCATTTCGTCTATTTCTTTTACACGAGCTTCTAAGCCAGACGCTTGTTCTTTAGCCTTTTTAATTGCTATAGTTTCTACTATGGCTGCGACATCAGGGTAATCTTTAGCCCATGCCTCAATATCCTCGTCAGACTTAGGTAGTTTAATTTCTTGTTTAGTGGACTGCTCTAATTGCTTCTGTAAAGTATTTATTTTATCTACATGTTCTTGTAGTTGTTTTTGTGAATGCCTACGTAAGTCACCGTATCTTTTTTTAAAGCTTTTTTCTTCAGCATTAGTAGGCTCTTTTTCTTCTGCCTCTTCCTCTGTTTTAGCTTCACCTTTTTGTTCCGCAATTAGTTCTGCTAGTTCTTCTTCTTCTTTTTTAATTCTATCTTCATTTGAGTATTTACGATTTGCAAATGCTACTTTTTCTTCTGGCTTTACTTCTTCTGCCATTACTGCGTCAGACATTTCTGTCTCCTTTTACTGGGGCCACCGTAGCCTATGTTGGTAGGGGGATGAGTAGCCAGTCATATTTAGCTATTTTTTAGATGCAGCTAAACCACCTTTCTTGTATTTTTTTGTCAGTTTCTTTTTAGGTTTTTTTGCGGCTAGGCCACCTTTGTTCATTGGGCCACCTCCATATGAGTTACCGCCTCCACCGCCAAAGCCTCCACCGCCTGCATCACCTCCACGATCTGGGCCGCCACCTCTGCCTGCTTCACCGACGCTTACGCCACCTATACCTGCAGGGCCGCCTATTGATACTTCTGGTGCATCTGGTTTAGAACGCTCTTCTTCTGCCATTAATTGTGCTAATTGTTGTTGTGCAGCTATCTGTTCCTCTTCAGCACGTTTAGCTTCTGTTTGGGCAAACTCTTCTGCATCTCTTGCTCTTATTTCTTCTTGTGCTACCATGTTTGCTGATGGTCTAAACGATGCAATTTCTTTTTGTGTATTCTCCCTTTTTGCAGCCTGCAAGTCTTTATCAAACAGTTGTTCAATAAACGATTTGTCTGATGTTGTATCTGCATACGTTGGATTAGCAAGATTGTATTGATCAAGGGATGCTTGTGGTGGGTTATACTCTCCAAAATCAACGTTTGCATAATCTTTTGAAGGAGTATATACATTTTTTATTCCCTTTTCTGTTAAAACATTTACGACTTCTTCTACTTTAGGGGGTGTTTGTACATCTGGATCACTAAAATTAGTTACTTTAGGTACGGTAGAATAGGGGTTATAGTCTTTATACGCATCTAACATTTTTTGTGTGTCTATTGACGATGTTTGTGTTACATCGGGTGTGTACATCTGGTTTGTAGTCATCTGTTGATTAGCTATCTGTTGTGCTGTAGGTGTTGCATCAGGTGTGTACATCTGGTTTGTAGTCATCTGTTGATTAGCTATCTGTTGATTAGCTATCTGTTGTGCTGTAGGTGTAAAGCTTTGATCTGTACTCATTTGTTGATTAGCTATCTGTTGTGCTGTAGGTGTTACCTTAGTTATCTGTTCTTCTGCTGGGGGCGTAAATGTTTGTTTTTTAGTCATTTGTTGATTAGCTAATTTTGTATTTTTACCTACATATTTAGTTTTTAAATCCTCTATATCTTTTTTGTTTTTAATATCTTCTTCTGAATTTGGTACTATTCCAGACCGTTTTCCTTCCATAGTTGAGTTATATAAAGAAATAGCTAACAAGTCTCTTTCTGCATTACCTGTAGACCTTATTCCTGCAGCCTTTAATTGCGCCTCAGTTACAGCTATTTGAGCCTTTGATCCTATATACATTTTCTCTAACATAGTAGGTTCTCTTTTGCCTGTCATTAAATCTGCCATACTACTTGTTGCAGATATAGAACTAGCCGCACTGCCTACAGAACCTGGAACCATTCCTATTATATCTTTATCTGGGCCGTCACTCACTTCAATAGGTTTTACTGGTTGCGTTGTTGTAGTATCTCCTGTACCTACTGCTGGCACGTCTTCAGGATTTACTGGTGTTCCATCAGAATTTACCTCAAAGTAACCTGCAGGAACTGGATATATAGGTTTTCCACCCATGTGTGGAACCATCAGTGTAGCACCTTCTGCATTTTGATATTGTATTAGAGTAATAGATGCCTGACCCATAACATTTTCAAAAGTTGGAACATTAGGTCTAGTGCCTGTATTACTTGTTCCAGTAACTAAGGGTCTTGTTGTAGTAGTTGAAAAATTAGAACTTGCAGGAGTTACATTGTTGTTTCTAGTTACACCAGTAGTAGATCCTCTAGTACTAGGTGTTACATTAACTCCAGTAGCTGCTTGCACTACACCGCCCTCTGCCATTTCTACTTCTTTTCCTTCAGGTGATACAACTATTAAATCAGCCATACCAAATGGCATATCATCAGGCATAGTAGCTTCATCACTATTTCCCATTTGACCCATTTGTTCCATGCGTTTTAATCCCATCTTAGCTTGCTGACGAAGATTCATTAATTTTTCAAGTCCTATGTATCTAACTACATCAGCAGGAAATACAAACTCACCCTCACTTAATTGTGCAGGTATGTCATCTCGTACTTCTTTTTGTGTGCTTCCTACAGGTACATCGTTACCTGACATAGGATCTACTGTGCCGCCTTGGTCTTTAAGGCCACCGTCTTCAAACATTTCCATTTGTTTTTCCATCATGGGAGTTCCACCTTTATTAAAATCAAATCCAAATTGGATACTTTTATTTTCTCCTGTTAAGTCAACATTTTTTATATTTTTTATAATGGGTGTATTGCGTAGCCTATCGTATAAGCCTTTCCCAACATTTTTTTCTTGTACTACAGGTTTATCTTTAAATGTATTAAAGTTTATCTCGTCTTCAGTTCTTGTAGTATCGTACAATCGTTGTATTCCGTTGTCAATATTACGTCTTTTACTAAACTCTTTTACTAATACTTTTTGTGCTTCTTCTTTAGAAATAGGTTCCATGTCTTGATGTAAAAGTTTATCTAAGTTATTTAGTCTATCTATTGCCTTTACATTTTCTGCATCAATGCTAGGCCATTTTATGCCACTGTTAACTGCGTTGTCTATAGCCTCTTTTAATCTATCACCCTCTAGTATCTCTCCGTTCCATACTGTAGGTATAAGTGTTTCTTTACCATCTATTTCTACAATAGCAGTTTTAACAGTGCTTAATGACCCATCCTCGTTTTCTACTGCGTTACCTGTAGCTATGTTTTCATAGTGATGTTTTAGTATTGGGTTCATTGCCATAGTAGATCTTTTTGGCGTTAAACTTGATGGTAATAAACCTCCATCCGCAAACTTGTAACGAACTTCACTAGGTAACTCTGTTTTATCAGATGCTTTTATGGGGTCTGGAGCATCTGCTTTTTTTAGATACGTAACATTTTTTGCATAAACACGATCTCCAATAACAGTAGCTACGTCTGCTCCTTTAACTGCTTGACCTGTTTTCATATCTACAAATAAATGTAGATTCATAGGATTAAAACCAATTTCTACTACCGTATCATCTAGTTCATTTAATATATTACGGTTAGGTTTGTAGTTACCATCTACAGACATAGCTGGAAATTTGTTTTGTGCTTCAGGTACGTCAGGTGCATATTTTTTAGAAGCAATACCTGCTCTACCCTTTTGACTTACATTAAAAATAACATTTTCTACGGTAGCATACGGAACGTAAGACAGAGCCTTACCATTAAAATTATTTTTATGTAAAGTTTGTAATTTATCTACACCTTTAGGCGCACCATCTATTTTAGAAGATAAATTTAATCTTATACCTACTTTTGTTCCATCTTCTATACGTTTATTAATAAGTTTATTTTTAGTAGAGCTGCCTGCAGTAGCGTCTTTTACAAGAGAATCTAATAAACTTACAGTTTCAGCGTTGTACTCTTTTAAAAACTTACCATCTTCTAAGTCTTTATTTATTCCAATTTCTAATGGTTCAGCAAAATTACTTGAAGCACGTTTAGCAGAAGCCATTTCAGTAGTATCAATTTTATCCATGTGTTCAGGAAAAACCATAATTTGTTTTGATCTGTCACCAAACTCTGCAAATAAAACGGAGTCATAACCTTGTTTTTTTATTTTTTCTATATTATCTTTTAAATATAATCTTTCTTTATTATTTTTAACTACATAAGGTTTTTCTAATCCTGATAAATCAAATCTTGCTATACTTTGTCCTTCACCTATAGGATTTCCATATATATCTTTTCCTTGTTTTAAACTATCAAATGTTGTTAAACTTCCATCGGAAGAAATATCTATATTTGCAGCAGAGGTTTTAGTAGTAAACGCTGATCCTAATAAATTGCGATCTACCTTTGGATCGTTCATTATGTTAAGAGCCTCTTGACCTCGTATAGATTCTTTTGCAGGTGCTAAATCAATAGCTCTTGTATTAGCGTATTCACCAGCTATAACAGGGTCCATTGTAAAGTAAAAGCCTTCTCCCATAAACTGATCCTGCTTACGAGCAAAGTTTATGTCAAAAAAAGGTTTGTCTGCACTGCGTTCTTTTGCGGTTCCGTGATATCCATATACAGATAAATCATCTGGCTGCGAAGGCATTTCAGATTTTACATCTTCGGGTAGCTCATCAAAAACTTTTCTGACAGCAGACTTTTTAGTGTCTGTAACTTTTTTAGCTACTTTAGCTATTTTACCTGCTTTACTTAATAGACCCATTATTTAATATTTCATCCCTGAGTTTTTGTAGCCTACGTAACGTATATATAGAACCTTGTGATCTGTGTACCGCAATCATGTTATCTGACTGTTCTATAGTGCGATGTTGTTGTTCTATAAGTTTTTCTAAGTAGTTACTGAAGTTGTTCCATTGCTGGTGGTTGGATACCAGCCCCTTGAGCTTGCTGAGTATTTCCTTGTCCATTGTTTCCGCTAAATCCCTGTTCTTGTGGTGAAGGTGCTATTCCTGTGCCTATTGTACCACCACCTGCTCCTGTTGGATCTGCTGGGTTAGTTCCTGCTGGAGGTGGCGGCCCACCTTCTTGTGGAGCAGCAGCTTCTGGTGCAGGCTGTTGAAAGGCTTTCATTAATTCCGCTTGTATAGCAGCTTCATTCATATTGTTGGTTACTTTGTCAGGGTCTAATTCCATAGATTTTGCAATCTCACGAATAATATAATCAAACTTAGCAAAAGGCGCAAGAACAGGGTTTGATGCTACTTGCATAAATTGCATCAGTCTCTGGCTTCTTACTTCGTTAGCCATTAAACTTTCTGTACCACGAGCTTTTACTTCTAAGTCACCTTTAATTTCAGGGTCAAAGTCAAACTGCATATTAAATCTAAACAGCCCCTCACCTAAAGGTCTAAGTAAATAATCATCTACATTTTTAATAACGTTTTTAATACCACCACTAGCAGCATTCATTAACATACTGATACCAGAAGCTGTTCTACCTACTCCTGTAACACCTGTTTGTCCGTGAGAAAAACTTGGTAATCCTGTACTTTCATCAGATAGCTGTCTAGCTTTATCAAATAATTGTAAGTTTTCTCCTGCAACATTAGGAAACTTTGTACCAAATATTGCCTGACCAGGTGCGCCACCCTGTCTTCTAAATACTTTTCCTGGGTATACAGATAAGTCTTGGCCTGGTACTAGATTTGTTTCATCTACCTCTATAAGAAGATTACCAGATAATACAGCATTGTCAACAGCCATTCGCATAAAACCGTTCATTAATGTCTGAGTATCATCCATGTTTTCAGCTATACCCACACCAAAGAAACTGTATGGATTAAGTTCATAGGGAGCAGCCATGTAAGGTATACGTGCAGGTTTAAATGGATTAATAACCATTCTAAGTAATTTACCGTTACATATCCATACATTAGTTTGTAATTCGTCTGTATCTTCTAGCTCTTCAGGTATATCTACACCCTGCTCTTTAAGCATTTCTGTGTCGCACATACCCCAGTACTCTAATACTTCAAATCTTTCTGTGCCGTGTTCTGGTGCATAATCAGATAAATCATCTTCCCAACTTTCTTTATCGTAGTTTTCTCCCATAGCTATTGCTTCGTCAATAACTGCTGCTCTAAAATAGGGTCGCTTCTTTAAGCCACGCATTTGTGTACGAGACATCTTGTGTCGTTCAATAACAAATTGCGCTTCTTCCATATTGTTTGCGTCTGGATCAGGATAAAAGTTCCACACAGATACATGAGATACTTGGGGTACAGTTTTTATAGTAGGATCGTATTCACCTTCTTCATTCCAATTAGGATATTCTTTGTCTACCGCAAATGGGCCTTTCATTACGCCTGTACCAAATAAAGCCATTTCAAATGCTGTGCTACGTAAATGTTTAGATGCACTGGATTCTTCCAGTTGATCTTGTATTTTTTTCTGCATTGTTTTGGCGGCAACCATAGCTGGGCTAAAAGTAATTGCTGTAGGTGTTTTTCCTACACCCATTTTTAAATTGTCTATTCCTTTAAGATCATCTTCTAAAACACCAAGTCCATCTATAAGAGTTTTTTCTGTAGCACCTGCTGGTATATCCTTACCATCTCCAGAAAAACCATATGGACTATCTTCATTTTCTCTGTCTCTAATTTGTTCTGGTTCGTTAGGATCAAAACTAACATCTGATACTACACCATCTGGTAATTCTGTTGGATCTACTGTAAGTGGAAATCTGTTGTTAGCAAATAGCACGTCAATAATTTGTCCGTATGCAGCTAACGTTTTAGTTTTAGTTACTTTAATAAATACACGAGACTTTTCTGCTTCTGTAAACTGTACATCAGAACCGTATAAACCCCTGTAATTGCGGTAGGACTTTAACCAACGTGTTTCGTCTTGCTGTCTATAATCATCTGCACGTCTATATCTATCCATAATAAAAGGAATAATTGCAGACACATCAGCATCTTCAATAACAGACTCTTCTGTATCTTCTAACATAACTACTTCGTCTTCAATAAATACTTCGTTTTCTTCTGCCATCTATTTTCCTTTAATATCCAAACGTTGTATCTGCTATAGCCATTCTATTTGTTTTAGAGCTATTGGGATCATAATCAAATATACTAAACCTTGGTCTTGACATAATACCATATCTTAACGCATCATACAAGTGGTCTTCTGAAGTTGTATCAATATCTTCTGGATTTTTTTTATCTATTGGTAGTGCTGGTAATTGCGCTATCATATTAGTGCAGTTATTAAAAAACACAAGTCTAGGTTCTTCTGTGTATTCATCTATCTGTAAACGCCTGTGTATTTCGTTTTTACCTGCGACACGAGATCCTTTTGATCTATCTGAAGGTCGCCATCTGCAGCCTCGTTGTACCATTTGTTCAGCTAGAGATGGGCCTGTGTCACCACGTTTGTGCCATAGTGAGGAGTCAAGTACTCCGTATCTCATGCCACCATCACCAGCTTCTAATTCTAGTATCATGTCTGCTAAATCAGTAGCTAATACTTTACTTACATATAGCTCTCTATATACAATAAGCTGTTCATTTGGGGATACAGCGAACCATACAACGCCTGACTTACTTCCGTATCCGTAGTCACATGCTCTAAATCTAACCCAGTTGTTAGGTATATCAAAGGGTTCAACGACATGTACATTTCTATCAAATTCTGTAAATGCTGCACCTTCTTTAATATCCCAATCACCGTCTAGTAACTGTCTACGTTGTTGTTCAGGCAAAGATAGAAGCATTGCTTCGTAGTCACCTTGTTCAGCTAAGTAGGGGTTGTCTTTTAGTCTTGCAGGTATAAACTTTCTTTTAAATAAAGCCTTACCTGCTTTTTCGTGACCTGCTGGATACTTTAACTCTTCTCCTGTTTCAATGTCTGTAGCATTAAATGCTGTATTTACTGAAGCAGGATCTATAAACATTTTCTTTACCCAGTGATGTCCTCTACCACCTGGGTTGGTAGTAGCCCTCATGTATACTGGTAAATCGGTTGCAGTGGATCGTAGACGAGAACGCATGTAATTCCATGCAAATGGTGTGGGCCATTGAGTCAATTCGTCAAAACCTATCCAGCTAAACGCTAGACCCTGATAACGCAAAGCATCATCTTCTCTATCAAGATATGACATCCACAATCTTGCGCCAGATGGTGCGACCCACTGCATCTTTCTTTCTGACCATTTTATTCCAGGCCAAATTTTTGGATACATCTCTTGAGACTTAAATATAAGTTCTCTAAGCTCTTCCGTAGTGTGTCGTAACAACAACCCAGAAAATGCAGGATGCCCCATGTATCGTAACGGATCGGCAAGCATAGCGTAGCTTTTACCACCACCAGCAGAACCACCGTAAAGAACTTCTCTTTCACCTGCTGCAAGAAACGCAGTCTGCGGCCCAGCATTAGGTTTAAATATAACATTATGTTGTTCTTCAAGAGTTTCAATAGGATCTAGTTTATCTATTTCTACTACTTTAGATTGCTCTTGCTTCTTCTTTGCTGCTGTCTTCTTTTGAACCGACTCTTTGGCTTTCAATTTTTTCCGCTTTGGCGATTGCCTCTTTCGCATAGTCTGCCCATCTGCGTAGGCTTGCAGCTTTGTTGTTTCTTCTTTTTTCATTCTCTAGTCTTTTCATTAAACCTACGTGAGATATGTATCTACCTGTGTTACGAGTTAACCATTGAGATACTTCTCTGTACGAATACTGTTTTAAATAACGTTTTGCTATTTCTAATTTATCTAGTTGGTCAGGTATAGGGTTTAATATGCCATTATCTTTTGCGTCTACTTCGTAGCCAAAAGGTATGGTGCGAGAAATCTTAGGTATTGATACCCATTCATTGTCTTCTTTTATATCTGTCGGTTGAGGTAACTTCCATCTACCTAGTGATTTAGTCATCGTCTACCGTATTTTTAGGTGGCATTAACATAACCCCACCTTTAGCTTCTACTTGTACTTTTTCAGTCTTAACAAGTCCAGTACGATCTAGTAACTCTTTAGCTGCTGCCATCTTATCTCGTATGCCTAGTTCAGTAGGATCATATAGTCCACCTACCATAGCCATTGCAGCTTTAGGAGCATTACGAGCCATAAAACTCTGTGTACTTTCTAATATTTCTTCTTTCATAGAATTGACAACTTCAGTAGTACTAGTTGCATCAGAGTATCCAGCTATCTTTTTTGCTGCTACTACATCTCCTCCTGCGTCATCAAATAACACAGATAAAAACTTTTGCTGTCGTTCTGTTAGTTGTCTAGCCATGTAACATTTCCAATGCTTTTTCTTTTGTTTCATCGTTACGTCTAGTCCACCCTTTACCGAAGGTATCAAAGGTAGATAGTTTCTCGTAGAAATTTTGACGTGTATAATGCATTTGTTCTATTATATCTTCTGGGTCTACTTCAGCGACAGCCTGTAAAGTCATCGGGCCTATACCGCCATCCTGCTCTACACCGACTATACGTTGCAACGCTTTAGCTGATCGTGAGACTCCTGAGTTAACAGCCCAGTCAAATACACAAAGATCAACCCCACTAGGAAGTTGATCACACTTTGCTCTATTCCAATAATTCTTTTTATAGATAGGAGCTACATCTTCATGCGTCAAGTCACGCATCTCTTTAGGTGTAGTCTCTCTGCCTACCCATTTGTCATAGACTTTTTTAGTGACACCGTGATTTGTGATGCCACCTGGATCTTTAGGATGATTTACAAAACCGCCTTCGTGTTCAAGTATTATTTCTAAACACGCACTATAGTTATTATTCATTTTTTATTTTTCTTTTCAATAAATATAGCATCTTCACCTTCGGGAGAAGTACTATCAATACCTTCTTGTATTTTTTGTTCTTGCATAGTTTTTCTAATATTATTTGCTATTTTAGATAGACTACGATAGTCTGTATGGCCTGTTCTTTTTTTGTTATCGCCCATTATTTTTTTCCTCCAAAGAACTTAGTTGCAGATCTTATGCCAAATGATGCAGCTATGACTACTCCAAGAGAATAACTGTACCATTGTGGTGCTTCTCCTAGCGCAGCAAATCCTGCTGCTGCAATCTCTCTGCCCCAATCCCCACAGAAACTTAAAATAAATGGGCCACTTAACAGCAGTGTCAACCATTCATCTTTCCACGAGTTCTGTGTAGCTTTCATAGCTTCCAGATCCCAGTCTATTTCACCTGTAGCAATCTTTAAATCTTTAGTTGCTTTAGCCTTTTGTACAGCAGTCTTGCCTTCAATCCATGAACCAGCAAGTCCAGCTATAGGGCCAAGTACATTACCTAACCCAAACATTATTTACCACACTGACATTTGTCACAGCAGTTACAAGGCATAGCAAGTATTGCACGTAGAATACGATTTAGATAGGGCATCATTCTGCCCCACCTTTTTCTTTTAATACAATACCAAAGATACCGCCTATAATACCTGCCCATGTTAGTATAGGCAAGCTGAACATAAAACCTAGTCCTACACCTGCTAGAGCAAGTGCTAGATAAGTTGTAGGCTCTTTAAGTCTTCCAGTAATCCAATCCATATTTATTCTCCCTATTTAAATGTAATAGCGACACCAATTGACAGGTCACTATATTTAAAGTCTTTGTCTAAAGATAGTTCAGAGTAAGCAGACAGGCTGTTACTTAAAGCCATTGTACTCTTTACTGATGCACCAGAAACACTAAAAGAATCTCCGCTTGCATATCCCCAGTCTAACGCTGGTCTAATTGATAGTCTTGAAATGTTTGCAGTTACGCCTACATCACCTGACCACTTTTTAGTTTTAATGCCGTACTCTACAGTAGCATCAGGCTTAAACATTGACATAATGCCACTCTTTATGACGCCTTCAGCCTGTGCTGACATTGCTGTTAGTGTAACGATAGCACCTGCAAGAAATAACTTTCTCATATTATCATCCTCCGAATCCTGTTAGTCTTCTAATTTCACCACGAGATATTCCTAGATCTTGTAGTTGTCTCTCTGTCATACTCATTAAAGTGTAGTATGCAGCCCTATTTTCCATGTATACATGGTATTTTTCTAGTAGTTTTTTAAACATAGTATAACTCCTTTATGTACATACGTCAGTACTATTGACTGACTAGTAAGTTATACCATATCTAGTTATAACATAAAAGAGATAATATTGCAACCCCGTTATGCATTTTTATTCTTTTGATTTAGTTTTAGTTAATGCTGTAGCACCCATAAAGCCTAATACGACACCCATCTGTGCTACAAGAAAGGTATTAAGAAACCCTGATGCAGACTCCATACGAGCTACATTAATGATAGGTGTAAGTAATAGTATTACAGTTACGATGGTTGTACCCATAGCTAACCAAGCCATAGTACGTTGAGTGTCCATCATCTTGTCTTCGTTTTCTAGGCGTATCCAGCGTTCATGGCGATCCATCTCATCATCTGTTATGATGCCATCACCATCTGCATCTGCTACAGCATACTTGCTATCTGCTTGTAATTTTTTAGGTGACATTATGTTTGTTCTCCGTAGGGATTAAACTCAAAACATTTAGCTTTTACGTAGTGTCCTGTAGCGAGTAAACCTTGAGCTATAGGTATTACTTGTTCTTCACAATGGGCTTCTGTTTGAAACAAATGATCTCTTCTTACTAATACTTCACAGGAAGTAGTATCTGTAGGTACTGCACAGTAAAGTATTATAGCAAGGTACATTATTTTTTTAACATTTTTACTAAAAAGTCTATATCATCGCCTGCACCAGAAAGAACATATGATTCTTTTTTACCACTACGTTGTTTTCTTTTTTCTTTCATCATACGTTGTTTATACTCTTTTTCTAATCTAGCTAACTCTTTCATAAATAGTCCATATTTAGACAAAGTAATAGGTGATTTATTTTTTCCTTTACTACTGCTTATATCTTTTTTTAGTTTAGCTATATCATTTTTAAATTTTTTAGTTTTTGGTATTAAAGAAGAAGTAACTGTAGTTTTAGAAATAGATAAACTTGGTCTAGATTTAGGTTTTACAGATTTTTTAGGAGCTAGTGATTTTTTATTATTTTTAAGAGCTTTACGTGTTTTAGCTGCTACCCTAAGTGCTTCTAGTTTTTCTTGTCGTTTAGCTTCCACTGCTTCACGACCTACAAGTTTAGGTTTAATAGCTTTCTTTTTAGCCGCAGGTTTTTTTCCTTTTTTAGCTAAATATTTTTTACGTAGCTCTACTAGTTCGTTTTCACGTTTTTTCTCTGCTGCTTCTCTGCTCATAATAATAATATCCTATGTGTTTTTAGTAGTATACACCATACCACCCTTACGATAGTCTATGTGACCTGTCTTCATTAAACCACCACGATTTACCGACTTTAAACTGCCTTTTATATTTCTTTGATCTGATTTAGATTTATCAGGCTTTTGACTTTTCATCCACCTAGCATATTCTTTTACTGTTTTTTCTTTAAGCCATTGTTCTGCATACGCATCTTCTGCATTTTGGTCTTTTAAATCTTTTTGATCCTGTGCATCTTGTTTTTTCTTTATGTACTCTTCATATTTTTTATAAGCTGTACCATCTTTTGATTGTCCACTTAGCCATTCTTTAAACGCTTTAAGCA